TTCTACAACAGGTACATTAAAAGTAACAGGCGGTGTTGGTATTAGTGAAAACTTAAATGTTGGTGGAAATTTAATGGTTACGGGATCTATTGGATCAGGAAGTAGTGCTACGATTAGTACGGATTTAAGTGTTGGAGGCAGATCATTATTGGCAGTAACGCCAAAATATATTAATTCATTTACAATTGGAGCAAACGACACCACTTGGTGGCGAATTGCGTCAATGGATGGAAATAACCAACCTAGGTATTCGAGGTTTATATTATCTACTACTAACCATTTAAATATGGAATTTATTTTCTCTAACGGTGCAGGTGGTGATAATGGCCATGTTGAAGTTAGAGTCCGAGGGCATTATTCATATTGGTCATCATATCCATGGTATGTTAGATACAATCCAACAGGAACTAATTTACCATCGTATGTAGAGATAAAAATGCCATCTAGCAATGTTGAAAATACATTTAGCATGTATGAATTAGAATCATATGCAGACAGTGATATTTATGTAACATATCCAATAGAAACAACTAACAGTTCAGCTGCTGCATTAAATGGAACTAATTTACAATTCTTTAATAGTACTTCAATTTTACGTAGAGATGGATATCTAGGAGCTAGTGTTACTAGAGAAATTTCTGTACCAGCTGCAGGAACTAGTGGTAATTTATTAACTAGTAATGGGTCAACATGGGTTAGTTCAGTAGCTCCAAAATCCGGTTTAGGATCTACACCAATTAAAACATCAGTATCACCTGCTTATACTGCATCAGCATACGATTTAGTTAGATGCGACACTACAACTGCTGCATTTTCAATTACATTTCCAGCTTCCCCTACTGATGGTGATTTAATTGGGGTTGTTGATGTTGGTGGAACATTTGCTACAAAGAATTTAACAATTAATCGAGGAGGAACAACTACAATTGAGGGCGATACTTCGGTTATATTAGATATTAGCAATGCGTATGTTGAATTTGTATATAACTTAACAGGCACTAATTGGAAATTATTAGAAACACCAGTTAACGTAGCAGGAGCAGTATCCACATCAGTTACGTTATCGAGTTTAACTAAAGGCACTGGATCAGTATTAACTAATGCAATAGCTGGAACAGATTATGTTGCACCTAATGTTGCAACGTTATTTACAAAACCACAACGTGCATCTTTATCAACTGAAACTGCACCTAGTTCCGGTACAGTTACATGGGATTTAACATCAGATCAAGTTTTTAGAATTAACTTAAATTCTAATATTACTACATTTTCTGTAATTGGTACATTAAGTTCATTGATAGGGTATCAGTATCAAGTTATTGTTAGATACAATGGAGGAACATCGATAGCGTGGAACAATAATATGAAATGGCCAAGTGGAGCTTCACCAATGCTAACTGGAATTTCTAATAAAGTTGATGTGTTAACATTTATCGTAACTTCGATAGACGGTACTAATTATTATCTAGTTAATACCGGTATTAATCAGAATGTGGGGTAATTGGATATGTTTACATTAATAGCAAACGGTAAATTAAATGCTCCTTACGTAGACGATGCATTTTCAACTTATTTATATACTGGTACCGGAACTACCCAAATAATTAATAACGGAATTAATTTATTAACATACTCAGAATCTATTCAATTTAATACACCAACGACAATGAACAATTCTACTTCGGCTGTAACACTAAATTCAGTAGCATATAGTGCGAGCCTAAATATATTTGTTGCTGTTGGATATAATGGTGCAAATTATCCAGTGTTTGCAACATCAACCGATGGGTCTACTTGGACTACTCCGGCATTAATGAATGGTTCTACTACAATTGCATATTTAAGAGCTGTATCATTTACTTATGGTATATTTATTGCTGTTGGTTTTAACAACAGCACTATGCCAGTATATGCAACGTCAGCTAACGGAACTTCGTGGACAACTCCGGCTTCTTGGGGGACCATAGCTGACAACGGAGCTGCTAGAGCAATTGCAGTAAATAGCTCTGGTAAGATGGTTGTAGTTGGGGCTAATTCTATGGGAGAACCTGTATTTTCAACATCTGTTAACGGAACTTCGTGGACAACAATGGCACGAATGAACGGTTCTACTACAGCAGCAACTATGAGGTCAGTAGCTGTTAATAGTGCTGGTAAATTTGTTGCTGTTGGGTATGATAATTCAAGTTATCCAGTTTTTGCAACATCAACCGATGGGTCTACTTGGACTACACCAGCAACAATAAATGGTACAACTACAGTTACATACATGTTTTCAGTAGCATATAGTTCAGTGTTAAATAAATTTGTCGCAGTTGGAAGAAATTCAACAATGCAACCAATGTTTGCAACATCAACTGATGGGTCTACTTGGACTACGCCGGCAGTGATAAATAATTATAGTTCATCTGCATCTATGATGTCGGTAATAGTTAATAGTTTTGGCGGGTTTATTGCTGTTGGGTATGATAATTCAAGTTATCCAGTATTTGCAACTTCGTCTAATGGATCTACGTGGACAACACCAACTGTGTTTTCTTCTTCTACATTAGCTGTAAGTTCTGCGGTATTAAAAACTGGATATAATGATATTGTTGTTGTAGGAGTTACTACTCAATCATATCCTGCAGTAACAATTGGAACTTACTCTTCGCTTGGTCCGTATTCCGGAGGGTTGGTTTGGATTAAGGATAGATCACGTTCAACAGCTGGTCATGTATTATATGATACTATAAAAGGTGGAGGTTATTTTTTAACACCATCTGGAAGTCCTAATGGGTCAATCGCAAGTACTGCGGCATATAGTTATGGTGCAGGTAGTACAGATATTAACTTTACATCATTTGGTTTTACACTTGGTACTGATACAGCATGGGCAGTTAATAACTATTACACTAGTGATCGATATGTCTCATGGACATTTAAAAAAGCCGCAAAGTTTTTTGATATAGTAACTTATACCGGAGATGGTACAACTAACCGAAACATATCGCATTCGCTAGGTATTGCTCCGGGGATGGTGATTGTTAAGCGTACTAACACGACGGGAAATTGGCAGGTTTATCACAGAAGTTTAACATCAGCCGCATATTCAATACAGCTAAATTTAACTGACGCGCAAGCCTCAGCGCCTACTGTATGGAACTCAACAGCACCGACAAGTTCAGTGTTTTCTGTGGGTACAGATGTTACGGTTAACGCTTCTGGTGGAACTTACGTTGCCTACCTATACGCTCACGACACGTCATCAACTGGGATTATTCAGTGTGGGTCGTTTACAACGGACGGTAGCGGTAATGCTACGGTAAATTTGGGTTGGGAACCGCAGTGGATTCTTGCTAAACCTAAATCTAGTAATCAAGTATGGTGGATAGTAGATACGATGAGATCATTTAGTGTGACACAAGGCTACGCATTGATTCCCAACAATTCTAATGTAGAAAACACGTCTTTTTCAAGTGGGCAGATTCAACCATTAGCAAATGGGTTTAAAATCGCAGGATGGGCACTCGTTAATGAAGACTACATCTACATGGCAATCCGCAGACCAAACAAGCCGCCTACAACGGGGACGCAGGTTTATAACGGTGTATTGGTTAACTCAAGCGCGTCCACTCAAAGCGTTAACGCTGGTTTTCCTGTTGATTTTGTTATCAAAGACTACAGGAATTTAGTTAACGGTGCGATGTGGTTTGATCGACTTCGCGGAATTACAGGCACCACAAATCCTCGCTTGTTGTCAGCAACTACAGGGGCGGAAGCTAACAGCAGCGATATTAACGGAGCATACCAAACGGGTGTAACTGAAGTTGGTATTGGTACAGGCTATACGTCAGTTGACTGGTTCTTCAAACGTGCCCCTGGATTCTTTGATGTGGTTTGTTATACAGCGACTGCAACTACTGTAAAATCTCATTCACTTGGAGTTCCTCCTGAATTCGTAATAGTTAAAAATAGATCACAAAGCTCAAATTGGTCTGTTGCTCATTTTAGTGCAGATAAAGCATTATTTTTAGAAAGTGATATAGCATCTTACGGTTTAGCATCAGCTACTGGAATATCTACACCAACTGCATCATCTATAACCTTAGCATATAGTGCAGTCAATAATGTTGGGGATAATTACGTCGCCTATTTATTCGCCACACTCGCTGGAATCAGCAAAGTTGGTTCTTATACTGGTAATGGAACAAGTCAGAATATTAATTGTGGATTTGCGGCAGGTGCAAGATTTGTCCTCATAAAACGCACAGATTCAACAGGCGACTGGTATACATGGGACACTGCAAGAGGAATTGTGACTGCAAATGATCCACATCTTTCATTAAATACTGCCACAGCCGAAGTAACTACAGACGATTCAATCGATCCATATTCTCCAGGATTCGCAGTTAATCAAGTAGCAGCAACCAATATTAATGTCACTTCAGCAATATATATCTATCTAGCAATAGCATAAAGGAAATAAAATGGAAATTATATTCACAAAAACACAACAAGTAGTTTCTGAACAAGAATTTAGAAACATGTATCCAAATACAAGTTTTCCATCGGTGTTAACAGCTGATGTATTAGCTGATTACGAAGCAGAGTCAGTTTTTGAAGGAAAACAAGTTAATCCATTAACGCCATATGAATATTCATTTCGTAACGGAGTTGAAGAAATTAATGGTAAGTATTTTACTAAGTACAGTATAGGACCAATTTTTATAGATACTGATGATAAAACTGCAGACGAACAACAAACAGAATACAAAGCAACAATAGATGCGCAATTAGCATCTGGTATTAGAAATACCAGAAATCAATTATTAAAAGATAGTGATTGGACCCAGATTTCGGATGCAACGGTTGATAAAGATGCATGGTTAGCATATAGATGCCAGTTAAGAGATATCACATTACAAAAAGGGTTCCCATTAACTGTAAAGTGGCCAGCTGAACCAGTTTAAGTATAACAAAAATTTATAAGGAATAATAATGGCAAAATCACTTTCAACACTTTTAGGTGCAACACCGTCTTCGTCAATATCAGTATCGTCACTTGCTGCTACTGGGACAAGAGATGCTACAACATACTTAGCAGGCGACGGTACATGGAAATCTTTATCGTTTGCTAATATTGCGGTAACTGGGACAAGAGATGCAACAACATACTTAGCAGGTGATGGTACTTTAAAATCAACTAAAGAAACATCTTATACAGTTAATGCAACTGGATCTGGAGCAATTTCGTTTAACGTGGATTTATCAGCAATAAATAATAGTACTACAATTATTATTAATTTGCCATCCGGTGTTACCGGAGCTACTATTACATTTACTAATTTAACAACGCAAGCAACAAGTGGAACAGTGTTTTCATTTTCGGTAATTTTATCTCATGTAACTGCATTAACAACCGATGCATCGGTTGTATTTAAACATGGTGCAGCAGTACTACCAAAATGGACTGGAAATATTGTTCCGCCTAGTACAGTTACTGCAAATGCAATCGACATATGGACATTTTTTACTTATGATGCAGGGACGTCATTAGTAGGTAGTTTATCAATGGCTGATGTTAGAAATGCATAAGGACATATAATGTTTAAGAATTTTATTAAAAATTTATTTAAAGAGACTACTAATATTAGAGATGTATCACCAGTTACACTTAATGCAACTGGGAATTATAATCCCCGGTATGGAAAACAAAAGATATATGTAAGTGGGAAAGGCGGAGCCGGATCATATGTTGGAGGAAATGCTGAATACAATACCGTTACAGGCTTTGATGTATACAATCCGTCAAATTATGTCGATGTAACTAGCTACGGGGTAGACAATGGCAATACTAATCAAAAAGTTGGAAATCTTTACGGTGAAACAGTAAATGAGACAAGTTTTACTCCAAGTAACTACGTTGATAGCGTTCAAGGACCAGTTAACGCCGGAACTCCGAATGCAGCAGGATACAACATATGGTATACTGCTATTACATATCAATATTATGTTGCAATAACATTTGATCCAGGTAATACTGCAAATTATAATGAATCAACACAAAATGACACAAATTATAATGAATCAACACGAAATAACACAACCTATATTCCGGCAACTCCTGGTACAATTGGATATCGATATAGTTCTACGGCACTATACTATCGAAATTTTGCAGCGGGCGCCCCGAATACTTATCTTAATACTTCTGTGTATCAATATTTTAATGCATATACTGTTTCTATATCATATCAAGCATTATATACTGCTTCAGTGCCTGCCGGTTCGGTTATTCCCGCGGGGTCCTTTTATTCTCTTTGGGGGACAACACTTAAAACTGACCCATTGCCGCCAACGGATTCCCATGGGTCGAATTCGACTAATCCAGTTGCAGGAATTATTCCTAACCAGACAGTAGCAGGAACATATAATCCATCAACTGCTATTGCAGGATCATTTAATACTGCAAATATTAAAAACTATAATACCCCAACTACATATTCTGGTTTTGATGTAATGCAAAATGTAGTAAACTCATACCACATTGGATCAACTGCGTTTACTCAATTAGGTACATACAAGTCTACTAACACTCCTGCGTATCCGTATTCATACTCTAATGCCTCAGCTACTAACAGCGGTGAATCTACTAATGTGTTTGGAGTAGCGATTCCAGGAGGTTATGGTGAATCTGCAACTGCCATACTACCAACTATGGTACCGTATCTTTTGGTAAATAAACTTACATCCGTATCAATAACAGTACCCACAGGCGGGTACGTTACAATTACATTTACATTATGAGAACTTAATATGTTTACAATACCAGATATTCATTCTGCGTTAGAACCATGTGTTTGCTGGTCTGGCGCATTTTCAGAAGAAGAAATTGATGCCATTATTGAAATGGGAGATAATCGAGAATTCATGCAGGCAAAAGTAGGGTCAGAAGAAGGAACAACTGATAATTCAATTCGAAACAGTAAAATCTCTTGGATATCACCACATGAGGAAACAAATTGGTTATTTAATAAAATAGCCGAAGTTGTTGCAAGAATAAATACTGACAAATTTCAATTTAAATTGTCATATGTTGAAGCATTTCAATATACTACTTATACTCCTGGCGGATTTTATTCATGGCATATCGATGGTGACATGAAAGATACATTTGGCCCTCGCCATAGAAAACTTGGATTTTCAGTGATGTTATCTGACCCAGAGACTGAATTTGCAGGCGGCGAATTTCAAATAATTCCAGGCGGCGATCCTAAACAAGTAAATACTATATCACTTAAAAAAGGAGATATATTAGGATTTCCTGCATTTGTGCCACACCAAGTATCAGAAATTACATCCGGAAAACGCAGAAGTTTAGTATTCTGGGTGCTTGGTCCAAAATTTAAATAACTTACTAAAGGTTTTATGTCATTATTATCAATTTTTAAAGATCCACTTATCGAATTCTTAGCCTCAGAAGAACATTGTGATATATTAGTTCCTCCTGCACCTGCAAACAAGTTTGTACCCGAATGGTATAAAGCAATCCCATCTCATAGTAAAAAATCAAGAGATTCAAAAGGCGCGTTTGCTATGTCCGCAAAAAAATGTTTACCAATGTTAGACGCGATGACATACGGGTATATAATACCACTTGCTGGTGACGTGCATATACGATCAAACGACGATGCAACGCGAGTTGATATTACTCAAAATCCGTATATTAGACTAACTGAGGAACATTCGCAAGAACAAGTTGCCCCACAATTTCCATTTCCGGGTAAGCATTTAATTAAATTTATAAATCATTTTGTTATAAAAACTCCACCCGGCTACTCGTGTTTATTTACAGCTCCGGTAAATCATTTAGAAACTAGATTTCTTACATTAGGTGCAATTGTTGAAACTGATAAGTATGATCGACCAATAAACTTCCCAACTTGTTGGTTAGCTACAAACTATGACGATGTGTTACTAGCCGGTACTCCTATAATACAGTGTATTCCGTTTAAGAGAAGTACAACTATACATGATCACGAAGTGCGTCCGTTTACTGAATCGGAATTTAGAAAACATGAAATTACTAGATTAAAACAAGAGAATCAAAATAGTTATTATGTAAACAACATTCGGGTAAAGAAATAATGTCAGTATTTTCAAAAATTAAGGCTTCAATATCTGAGATGATTAGTCCGCAACCAATGATTACGTTTAAATGCAATGTTTCAGGCTATGAAATTGGACAACCAGTTAAACGTGCAATGGACATAAAACCGGACTGGATGATTAAACAATTAAAAGACTCTGAACGAACTAACACCCCTAAGTTTTCAGCATGCCCGGGTATGCACGATTATTATAAAACCGGGTATATTATTCCTGCATGGGAAGATTTTGAAATTGTAGTAAATGATAAAACTGCAAATATTAAAATTGGGATGTCTGAACAGATTATCTGCGGTAATTTTGAGCGTATGGCATACAGTGTAGTTGCAGGCGCAGCTAACATTGATGAAAATATTAAACCTCATGCATTAAAATTACCGTGTCCGTGGAAAGTATTTACAAAACCAGGATACTCGGCATTTGTTATGCCTGCGTTATACCATTCTCCATTTTTAAGAGATTTGTTTTTGTATCCTGGAATAAATGATTACGATCATTATCATACTATTAATGTTATGTTTTCCCCATTAAGGGAAATGCGTGTTAAAATTTATGCCGGAACACCAATGTTACATGTTATTCCGTACAAACGAGAAGATATTACAGCCGAAGTTGGACCAATGGATCGAATTGACAATGGATTAGCTAATTTTACATATCGTACTCGCGCTCCGGGCTTTTATAGAAAATGGCTATATCAAAAGAAAACAACTGATATTACATATCTTTAAAGAGAGTTAACATAAATTTAAAATAAGAACATTAGATCAGTTTTTAGCTAACTTGCTATCTTTAACAATATAGTATCTTCATTAATTTGACCGGTCATGTTTGTATTGGTTGATCTATTAGCGTTGTATAAAAAATTTACATAGTGTTAAAAATAGTAAATAATACTTTACCGTTATAGGATAACATATGAGTCATTCAATTTTTGTAAGTATAGTGTCGTATAGAGATCCATTATTGGATACTACTATTGAATCATTATTATCAATGCAATCTAACAATAATAAACTAACAATTTCAGTACTTGATCAATCAACTATTAATTGTAAATATAAAGATCATCCGTCTGTAATTTATAAACAAATGCCTCCTGAATATTCCAACGGAGTAGGGTGGGCAAGACATATTAATTCTTTAAATATAACTGATGAGGATTTTTATTACCAAATTGATTCTCATTCAGTGTTTGATAAAAATTGGGACGACTACTTACTTACTGATTATTTTAATGCAGCTAAACATTATAATACTCACAAAATTACATTGTCAAATGCGTGTAAAGTTTTTTCAATCAACGTAGACGGTAATGTGTGTAAAGAACATGAACACGGTATGGGATATATTACAGTTAAGTTTCTATCAGATTATGGGTTTAATCAAAATAAATTACCAACACCACATGGTAAGTTTGGACCAAAACCGGATTCTCAAATAGTTAAAGCACGGCATTTAAACGGTGGAAATTTCTTTACTCACACTGATTTTATTCGACATGTTGGATTATGTCCATTTATGTATTTGTTTGGTGAAGAACATCATACTACATTAAATGCGTTCTTAAATGGATATAAATTATTACACCATACGTGTGTTCATATCTATCATTTAAGAGATACTGCAGATTACATCTCTAAAATACGAGTTGACCCTGTTATATCTCAAGATCGTATTGATGAGTTGCAAAATAGATCAATGAGCTATTGGTTATCATTTTTATCAAGTATTCCTGAAGAACAGCTAACAGAATTTTTTAATTATACCGGTGTTGATTATATCAATCTTCAATTAGCTGAATCTGCAAAAACTACAATAGATTAAGCAATTTTTAATAAAATAGTATCTTCATTAATTCGACCAGACATTTTAGTATCGGTCGAATTAATATCTTCTAAAAACTTTCGTAACATTAGTTTATTTGCAGACTTAAACTCTTTAAGTGTTTCTTCTGGCTTGCGTATAGTTTTTTGAACACTCTTATGTTCATCATATCCTAAAATAGCAGCACCTTTTACAGTTAACGGTCCTGTTATTTCATCAGCTACAAATTTACCAAGTTTTCTATTCTTAGTGTTGTATACCCATAACGTAGTAGCACCAATAATATCTGTAGGATTAATAGATACGAGTTTTAATGGTTCAAATATTTTTAAATATTTTAATTTCTCAACTAGTTTGTCTTTTGGCACTGCTTTTTTAGTACGTGGCACTTTGTTAACTTTGCTTTCTTCAATTAACATAGTACATGCAGATTCAACTTCTTTAAAAAATGCAATTAAGTTTTTAATTTCTCTTTTACTTCTGTGTTTATATGCTTCTTGCAACTGTTCATATGCATCTTGCTTTTCTTCATCATCAGGTTTACCAGCAGCAAGCTCTTCTAATTCCAATAAATTACGCGAGTACATGTCTTTAATAATACGTGCGTGTGCTGCTTTTGCTTCCTTAGCTTTAAGCGCATTTATTACTTTAATAGCTTTAGGATCAAACGTAGCTGCATTAGTAATCCATTGGTCTACAGCATCTTCAATAACTTCTGTCATACCAATTGCAGCTTCTTTTACGCGAGCTTGTATATTAATAACTGCAGCTGGCTTTTTAACTTCACCTTCTTC